CTATTGTCTCCCAAAGATCAATCTTGTTAAAAAATGATGAAATGAGTTGGAAGACGTTAGTAGATACTAAACATGCTGAGTTAAAGAAAGATATTATGACAAAGCTGTACGGTGAAGTTTCCAAAATGAAGGAATCTATCCATTCTTTTAAGGATAGGATACCTGAAAGTAATTGGTCCACCATAATTAAGTATCTAGCTTTTATAGTTCCAGTTATATCTGTTATTTGCGCTAGTAGTGATAGTTTTAATCCTTTTAAAGGCATAGAACCGTCTTCTGCTGAAGAGCCTGTTCAAATGGAAGAAGTGGAGGACTCGCAATATCAGAGTGTGGAGGTAAAGGTTAAAGGAGAAATCAAAAAAGTTGATGTCCGGCCTTTGAAAATGCAGATGGGCTACTCTCAAGACCCCAGTGGGTATGACAGAGTTAAAGCTGCAGTCAGAAGAAATCAGTTCACATTGACAAACGGTAGCAATCATTATGGATTTGTACTTGCCGTTACAGGATCGTGTGTTTTGATGAACAAACATTTTCGTACCACTATAGATAACTTATGTTCGGAAAATCCAGATTTACTGGAAGGGGCTGACTTGACTTTCACCAAAAACGATAAAGTTATGAGATCCTATGTATACTCATTTGGTGATTTTTTAAGTTTCCCTTGGCACCTCTTAGGGGACAATGCAGATACTATTATTGTAGAGTTTCCTTCTGATTTTGAGACATGCAAAAATTTAGTCAATTTTTTTAAAGACTATAAAGATGCTAAGGCTCATTATAACACAGCTGGTCTCATGTGCAAGATTAGTAAAGCAGTCTCTGAATACAATTGTGTCTCTCTTGAAGCAAGAAGATATAACGGATATCCAGTTATGGGCGATGTTCGTGATGATGTATATGTCTACAAATTCGCAACAAAAGCCGGAGATTGTGGAGCACTTCTCATCGATTTTAACCCTAGGGTGCAATCTGAGAAGATCATCGGGATTCACTCGGCAGGTGATAGTGCGGTGCAAGGTATGGCCACTCCCGTGTATAAAGATCAGTTAAAGGAGTGTCTTTCCAAGTGTTCTAAAAGAGCTCGAACTTCTCCACAAGAGATGGATAATGAGTATCAGATAGGCACAGCCGCTCTTGATTCAGTCTTCACTCCTATAGCTAGAGTAGAGAAAGTTTCCTCTGGAGGAGGTAGTTCCTTTATGAGGAGTCCTGCCCCGTTCTTTGAGATGTTTGGACCCGCCACAGAAATACCAACAAATTGCAATCCTGGTAGGATTATGTTAAGTCTTGTGGGTTACAATCCTCAGTCCTACAAATATGTAGACTCTAGTCTCATTGATGAAGCTATTAAGGCAGAATCAGATTTTATTTATTCCAAGTCTACGAAACATGTTCCAAATCGTATATTGTCCGAGAAAGACATTGTTTTTGGTATGCCGGAAAATCCTAGCCCACAACTGAATAGGAAGACTAGTCCTGGGTATCCTTATGTATTACAAAGAGGATCTGCTCCTGGAAAGACTTTCTGGCTTGGTTCAGAACCCGATATGAACATAGATAATCCTCAGTGGAAAGAATTGATGAAATCTATAGACCTCATGAAAAAACGTATTATCTCAGGAGAGAGGTTAGTGTTTCCTTTTATGATGCACGCTAAAGACGAAATTAGAAAGATAGGGAAACCTCCCAGATTATTTGGTGGAGGTCCTATTTCTTGTCTTATTCTTTGTTCCATGTACTTTGGAGCTTTTGTTGCGTGGTATCAGGCAAATCTCCTAGATAACGGGTCTACTTTAGGTATAAACGTTTTCGACGGAGACTGGGAATCCTTAGCTCGTAAGATGGGCTATGGAGAAGGATTTGTCTTGTCCGGAGATTTCTCTGGATTTGATAAGAGACAAGATCCTAAAATCATTGTAGAAATACTCAATATAATAGAGAGATTCTATAGTGATTCTACTGAAGAAGATCGGATAATTAGGAGAACCCTTTTTGTTGACTGTTACAACCCTCATTATTTCTTTGACGGAGTGATTTATCAGTCCAATTCCGGTCTTCCAAGTGGACATTTTCTGACTTCGACTATCAATACTCTTTTTAATAGAGTTTTGCATCGTATGGCTTATGCCACGATTTACAATGATTTTAATAGAGTCAGAGATTTTGATAAAGTTCCCAATGTGGCGAATGGGGATGATTCACTCACTTTTGTATCTGAAGAAGAGTCTAAGTTGATTAACGAAGAGTCGATTTCTAAAGCTATGACTAACTTCAGTGTTATATACACTTCAGACACCAAGGATGGGACTTTTGCCTTACGTAAACTATGGGATATACACTACCTAAAGAGATCTTTTAGAAAAGAAGATTCTCTAAAGAGAGTGGTCGGTCCATTAAAGCTAGAGAGACTTCTCCAATTCCCGAATTTCACTAGGAGAAAAGATCCTTATGGAATTTTGAGAGAGAAACTCGATGCTTTTATTCGAGAACTATCCATTCATGAAAAGGAGGTTTTCGATAAGTTCTTCCCTGCGGTTGAGAAGGCATACGTTGATTTATATAAACATTCGTTCCCGATTACTGATTACTATCGGCTTCTTTACAACACTACTTACATGGAGATAATTCCTTTTGGAGCTTTCCAGAGTGGTATTAATTTAGAGCACTTTACAGTAGAGAATGAGTTCATTGATTCTATTCAAATTAATAGGAGCGGCAACCAGAAAAGTCGACCAAACAAGAAGATTAAAAACAATATGAATAAGAAATCAAAGAAAATCAGCGACACGAGCTCGGCCATTTCTCAACGCGGCCGCGTCTCGTCCAATGTTAGCGTTGAAGAGAAATTAGAGAACTTTTGTGATGCGTACGGAGAACTCGATATAAAAGCTAGTTCGTATCAAATGGACCTACAGTCCAAACCTACTGATGATCAAGTAGATACTATTTTTGCAAATTCAAAAGATGTTGATGTAGTTTCTATACCTCAGTATGTAGCTCCAGATCTAAGAGACGCCGATTTTATCAACGGGTCTCCTATGAGAGATATTTCTCATTGGTTAGGTAAACCTACCATGATTGCTACTCAAGATCTGGATGCGTCCGATGGACCTACCACCTTTGCACTCCATTCGTGGAGCCA